AAACGAATCAAGGTATAGCATAAACTCCAAACTTCGTGGATAATTACTCTTCGCAATATCTTGATACAAAGACTTGAAATACTCTTTTTGCGTAGACTGTTCTATTAGTCTAATATAGTATATCGCAGGAATGTAATCAGTATTTGAATTTGGAGTATATTGTCTTGTATCGCGTGAATTGTCCTGAGAGTTAATAGATGAAGCGATAATCTTTGAAAATACATCAACGCTGAATATATTTTGAAGTCCCTTAGTCCTTTGCAGATACAACATTCTTCTTCTTCTTTATTGGTTCAAGAACGTATGGAAATTCATTTTTAAGCATCTCCATTGTTCTACTGTCTGTAACTTCTTCCAAAAGGATTTTTCTTCTCCCTTTGTAAATTGTTAAGCCTTGATAAATCTTCTTAATTTTCATAGAATAAAGATATAAAAAAAAGGCAATGGAATAATCCACCACCTTTTTAATTCAACTAAAAACAGATAAAGTCTTAAACTTGTGCTGTATTATATTGTGTCGCTGATAAAACTAGCGTATCAGTTGTCCACGCTTTGAACGGAGTCGCTGTTGAAAGATTAAATGCAGGAATCGGTTCAGCACCTTTCATGCTTACTACATAACCAACATAATCCGTATAAGCAACATCTCCTCCATGACCGAAAGAACCATCGCCAATCTCAATTCCGTTTTCTTTTCCTAGTAAATAGTAGACTCCATTATTATCTAAGACAATAATTTGCCACAAGCCCTCTACTACATTCTGCATCATTGCCCAAGACTCCTCCGAATCATGACTCATATGCAACTCTAAATCTTGTGAATAAGCTACTGCTCCACCTTTGCCAGTTACAATTCCTTGAGTGAAAGAAGATAGTTGTCTATCTAAATCAAATTCAAAAAATGTAAGGTCGCCACCTGCTTTCGTAACCATATCAGAAACAATCCCAGTCGATGCCGAGGCGGTTACTGTGATGATAGATTCTGCATCGTGATAATCAGCCAAGAATACTTTCTTTATTCCTCCGACTTGACCTCCACAAAAATAGCCTCTACCTTTTGTTAATGTACATCCTGCCATTTGTTTATAATTTAAAGAATGGAGGAATGTGATTCAACACCTCCCTCATATTCAGTTTATGATTTTTGTACAGAAATGTTTCCATGTACTGCAACTTGAGTACCAACTGCAAATCGCATTGTGATACGATAGTTATCAGAACCATCAACAGCAGTCATATCAATTACTTGTGCCAATTGAATTGAATCTGCTGAACCAACACCAACCGTCAAGTCTTGCGCTCTTGCTGTTACGATATAGCCTTCTGCCAATCCAGTTGTTGGAATCATTTTATATCCTCCAAATCTTTGAAGTCCACCGTCAGCAGTTGCATTGTTATATCCACCACCTAATTGACCGATAGCTAAATTGTATAAATCAACCGTTTTTGGATTCACATATAGATTGCATTCGTCATACATTCCAATCAAAGCCGATGGCATTTCTGCAACTGCTTCTCCAAGTCCTGCAATCACTGTCCCTACTGCATTGATAGAAGAACCTAAAGTTCCAACCGTTCCTCCGTTTGTAGCAAATTGAGGAACTAAACCTTCAAACAAAGCATAAGAACCTCCACCATCTACATTACCTTGCCAGATATTTTTCTCAATAGTTTCTTGTGCTTGTGCTGATACATAAGACAACAACGCATCTGCATAATCAGATGGTACTGAATTAGCAGTATTGTAAGGTGAACCTTGCCACCATGTTCTGAAATTACCCTTACAAAGTTGTAAGTTAATCATCAAATCAGTTACTGTTAAAGCTACTTCACTTAAAGCCGTTGCCGAAGTTGATGTATCAAAATCACAAGCACCAGCTTGAATTAAATTTGATGTTGCGATTACTGGGAGATTCGCTTTGTAACGAATATTTTCCATCACCGTAACATTTCCTTCTGAAATAGTCTTAGCCGATAATACTAAAGCGTGTACATATGGAAGTGCTAATTCTCCAGCATATGTCCAACCAGAACTACCAGTTGGATTTGCGAATTCGTGCTTATTTTGTGCCATTTTGTTATCTTTTTGAGTTAAGAATTTGCATCACTCTTTCGTGAGCCGTTAATTGTGTCATTGCTTTCTTATTATCAATCACTTGCTTTGCACTCATATTGTGCTTGAATGATTTATCTGCCGAAAGTTTTTTGATTTTAGAAAGTTGCTCTGAATACTTTGTTTCTAAAGCACTTAATTTCGCTTCAAACTCAGTATTAAGTGTTTCAATAACACTCATTAACTCTTCTTTAGTAGTGTAATTAGATAAATCCAACTCTTCAGTTTTGGCTTCTTCTTCTACTACTTCGGTTTTCATTTCTTCTTCAACTGCTTCTGATGAATCTGCATCCTTCATGGAAACGATTTCACCATCTACAATTTCGATTACTTTACCACCTTCAAGTTCGTAAGTACCAGATGGAAGTGGCATTTTCTCACCATCCTCTCCAATCACGAATACAAGAACACCATCTTCAAATGCTTCTGCATCAGTACCAATTACAGTACCATCAACTAAACGAGCTTCTGCTAATTCAGTTTCGATTTCTGATAAGCCAACTAAGGCTCTAATCTTATTTATTGTTCCAGACATAATTTATTTGTTTCAATAGTTAGTAGATAGTTTTCCTAGTTTGAGCTATCGGTAATCAATATTTCTTTGATTTTCAATAGCAAAAGTTCATCTTCTGATTTGCTCATTTTCTCCATTTTATCGGTGAAATAACCTTCAATAGAAAAACCCTTCACCTCTCCGTTCTTCACCTTTTTCCAGATTTCATCGTTATCTACTTTCATAGTTACGAACCATGTGCCTAAAGGTAGATGCTCAAATCCATAATTTACAGACTTGTCAATCTTAAACTCTTTAATCCAACTCTCTACAACCGTTAATCCTTCAATTGATTCATCATGTTCTAAAGTTGCGTTTGATTGATTACTTCGTTTTAGAAATAATTGTGATGCTTGTCGAATTGTATCAGAACTAAAATAAACATAGTAATCAGAACCATCTTTGTCCATTCTGAAAATCTGTTTATTAGGAATTAATGCTGGTGCTATTAAAAGTCTTTTGTCCTCGTCAATTTTAGCACATTGAATTACTTTCTTTTCCTTATTCAAAGCAATCCAATCTTCTTCAATCGCTGGTTCTTCGACTAACGAAATAGCGAATATTCCATCCTCGTTTTCGTTTTCATCTTCTGAAATAATTAATTCTACAATCTTTGTCATAATTTGGTTTTTAAAGTGTTGCTTTATCTTGAATCATTGTGTTGATTTGTTGCGAATTGGTTACTTCTTGTTCCACAACATATGCTTGTATTGGTGGTTGTTCGTTTCCGAACTGGTCATTAAACTGTTCCGTTAGTGATGGTATATTGGATAAATCAGCGAGTTGCTCACCTCCACCTCCAGCACTTCCAGATGGTAAGGATGCTGAAATATTCCCACCACCAGAACCTCCACCACCTCCACCTCCAGAAGTTTTAACCTTATTGATTTCCTTTACAGATTTCAAACCAGTTACTAATGATAGCCCAGCTTGAATATAACTTAATGGTGGTGGTGCTGATGCTAGTGCAACATTCACAGATTTCCAAGTGTCCATTATAGCACTGGCAGTAGCTATTTTCTTTTGAACCTTTTCATTTCCTTCAAATAATTTACCAGCCATGTTCAGCGTATTACCCAACGCATCTACATTTGCTTGTCTTTGGGCTTTCTTCTTATCATCAAATGTCTTTGTTATTTCAAAGTCCTCTTTTGCTGAACGCTCATTTGCTTCATTTACAAGAGCGTTATACTGAATTGTTATAGCCTCTGTTTCCATTCCAGACTTCCGAGCAAGTTCTAATTTAGCATCATAGTCTTGTTTCAATGATTCAAGTTCTTGCTCTCTTGCAGTCATTGTAGCTAACTTTAGAGTATTGACTGCCTCTGCTTGTTCAATCTCTAAAGCAACTTGATTGGTTAATTGTTCGGAACGCATACCAGCAATCCTCTCTTCTAAATCTAATTGTTCTAATAAGGCTTTCTGATATTTCACCTTATTATCCATGTTATCTTTATTAGCATCTAATTCTAATAATGCTATTCTCACCTTTTCTTGAGCAGAGAATTGTTCCTTTTCAAGTTGCTCATCCAGTATTTTACCTAACTCATCATTCGCTTTTATTCTCTCTTCAAATGTTTTAGTAATATCATCACGAACTTGTCTTTGAAGTTCAGCATCTAATTGACTTTGGAATTGTTGCTTTGCTCGTAACACCTCAATCAGTTCAAGTTGACTTTTAGCTAGTGCGAGTGCTTTTCCAGTTTCAATAGCCGATGATACAGATATGTTCTTAACCCCCTCTATCGCACTCTCTGATGCCGTTGTAATCGCACTTCCAACTTCTGTAATAGCTTCACCTATATTATCCATTATCTGCTGACCAGCCTCCTTAGAGCTATTAGCAACTTCTGTAATTGTATCTCTTGTTTCTAATATTGACGAATTAAGTCTTTCAATGGTTTCTGGATTACCATCACCGAAGAATGATTGTTCCCACGCTAATTGTCCTTCTTGTATTGCAAGTTTAATCGCAAAGAATGTGAGTTTGAAATTGTTAATGGTGAGTGTTAATGCTCCACCAAGTACTTCTTG